TTGTTTTTGTATATTTGTAGATGATATTTTTTTGTTATGAACAAAATCAGTTTAATTCAAACAGAAATGATTCCGTTATCTGATATTGAACAAAATCATGGTCAGATAGATGGACTTCCAGCAACCCCGAGGATTATACGTAATGAGAAATTTGAAAAATTAAAAAAGTCCATCGTAGATAATCCTGAGATGCTTTCACTGAGGGAACTTTTAGTGTACAAGCATGGTGGCAAACACAACATGAACGACATTTAATAAAGACAAAACATGAGTAATTATATACCACTCGTAAAACCAAAAGGCCGTCCGTCCAAATACACACCTGATAAGTTGTGGGCGGAGTTTGAGCGGTATGTCAAATGGTCAGAAGAGAACCCTGTAAAGGTAGGCGTGACATATCAGCGTAAAAAAGAGGGCAAGAACAAAGAAGTGGAGGCACAGAAGCGAATGGAGGATAAACCGCGCCTATTGTCTGTTAATGGTTTCTTGCTCTTTATCGGCTTGAGTGATTCTTGGTGGGGTTCGCTTAACGGTGAATTTCTGGGGGTCAAATCAACTATAAAAACATATTGCGAAACGGGACAGATAGAGTACGCTGCAATGGGCATATTCAACGCCAATATCATAAGCCGGTTGTTAGGATTGGCCGACCGTGCTAAGGTCGAGCATTCCGGCAATGTGGATACAGGGTTAAAGATAATCGTGCAAGATGAAGAAACAGCAGAGCTTGTAAGGAAACTGAAAACAAAGTGAAGGTTACAAAGGTTTATAAAGAAAGTCTGTCCGCATTCATAGGCGGTGCGAGAGTCATAGCGAATAAAGGAGGAACGCGCTCGGGTAAAACTTACTCTATCGTTTCCCTGTTGCTTTCCATGGCTATCGTATCCGAAAGGAGCAGGACAATAGATATTGTGTCCGAGTCTCTTCCTCACCTCAAGCGTGGTGCTATCGAAGACCTCACATCTATTTTGGACAACGAGGGACTAATAGAGGGGATCAATTATGAGTGTAACCGGACGGATAAGATATACACATTCAAATCAGGGTCACAGATTCGATTCTACTCCGCTGATGATTGGGGAAAGGTTAAGGGACCAGGGCGTGATATATTGTATATAAACGAGTGCAACCGCATTCCGTATGAAGTATTCCGGCAGTTAAGCGTGCGTACCCGTGAGTGTATTTTTCTCGATTGGAATCCAGACAGTGAATTTTGGTATGAATTGAAAGGAATATCAATCAGAACCAACACGGTGGAGATTCACTCAACCTACAAAGACAATCCATTTATTACAGAAGAACAGATTGCAGAAATAGAAAGCAATAAAGATGATGAAAACTGGTGGAAGGTTTACGGACTTGGATTGACCGGCCGACCACAAGGAGTTGTCTACACAAGATGGAAGCAAGTTCCGGAAATACCTGTAGAAGCTCAATTGGTAGCAAGGGGACTTGACTTCGGTTTTACCGTAGACCCAACCGGAATTGTTGACGTGTACAAGTTAAATGGTGAGTTATGGTTTGATGAACTTTGTTACATGCGTGGAATGACAAATGACAAGATAGCTGATAAACTCCGTGGGCTTCCCGGGTCAACTGTTGCAGATAGTGCGGAACAAAAAAGTATCACAGAAATATACAATTACGGTATCAGGAGGATAGAACCAGCAGAAAAGGGCGCGGATTCTGTACGTAACGGTATCCAGATTCTTCAAAGGTACAACCTAAATATAACAAGCCGGAGCCTGAACCTGATTTATGAGATACGAAACTACAAGTGGAAAGAAAATAAAATGACGGGTGAGTTCTTGAATGAGCCTATCGACAAGTTTAACCACCTTTTAGATGCGGTTAGGTATGTAGCTCTAAACTATTTGAAAGAAAAGAGACCAATTAGGCGACCGCGTTCAAGGTATATTGAAACATGATATGACAGTACGTGAATTTTTGCATATAAGCGAGTTTATTACCGATTATGATAACCTTATCAGAATAGCAAAAGAAATCAAACCATCGCAATTTGTGTGTGGTGTGAGCATGCCTGACACGATTAATGATATTACGATGGGAAAACTCATGGAGCTACAATCAATTTCCAATGATGCGGATTTTCTTATATTGCCTTGTAAAATCCTTTTGGGGGTCAGTGAAGAAACCATATTAAACGAAAATGTTCAGGCCGTCCTATCATTTTCTTTCTGGGTTTCAAAAGAAGTGGAACGGGTTAATAAGCTGTTTTCAAAAGCAAGCGTCGCCCCTACATCTGAAGAACAACAAGCCGGTATTGAGAATCTGAAGTTTGGAATGTTTGGCTTGTTGGACTATTATGCCACACGCATGCACATACCCGACCATGGGGATGTTGAAAAGGTTCCATGGATTCGGGTGTACAAGTGCCTTGACATGGACACAAAGCGGATGAAGTTTGAAAGAAGATTACGTAACATCATAACGAAGAAAAGGAAATGAAAGAAGAAAGCAAATACAGAAGGCCGGATGGTTTTCAATCCATAGAGGACAAAATAAGGTTTGTGGCAAGTAAAATGAAATGTGTGCAATACATATTTGAAAACTGGCAAACGGCAAATGTGAAACTTGATAGCACAGCACTGCCGGCCATGCTTAACGTCCTTCCTGCAAGTGGGGTTATGAAGTTCGGCCAACAACAAATCAAAGACTATCCTAATTGCTTGTTTGCCTTCATGGACAAGGTTGATTTTGATTTCGAAGGTGAAGAATCAGACAGCGTGGTGGAACGGTGCAAGGCATACGCACAAGAATTTATAATGCGAATCAATAAATCAGGATTGTTTGAACCCGTATATGGGGAAATCCCGTATTCCATCTTTTATGACAAGCTTGATGTAAATGTGGCCGGTATCACTATTGAAGTACAATTGAAAGAGGTAAAAGGCTTAGTTATTTGCCCTACCAAAAATATAGAGGAAGTGATTTATGGAAATGACAGTAACCCGTGCGGATGTACAGAAAATAGTAGGTGACGAACTTGAATCACTACGCTCCCGAATCATAGCCAACCATGTAGCCGCAAAACAAGTAGCAAGCGGACGCACGAAATCCAGTATCAAAGTTGAACTTACGGAAAACGGTGGAATATTATGGGGAAGATTCCCTTTTGGGACTCTGGAAACGGGACGGCGTGCAGGTAGGACACCCCACAACTTTATCGGCATAATCCGGCAATGGATTATAGACAAAGGTATATCTGTACCACCAATACAATATATACGGAAGCCATCGGAACGATGGAAGCCCAAATATACGCCAAAAGAAAGGGGGGTAATGAGCATGGCCGGTGCAATAGCCCACAAGATAAAAACAGAAGGGACTAAGTTATATCGTGAAGGTGGGAGAAATGATATTTACTCACCGGAAATAGAAAAAACTGTGAATAGCATTACCCGAAGAGTAGGTTTGTTATTTGAGCAGGAAGTTGAACACATAAACTTAAATACAAAAAATGAGGACGGGTATAATAAGTGATGGTTGGGGGATTTCCTATCCTGATACCATCTCGTTTACATTCAATCGCAATTTGATTAGAATTCAAGGAGCAACAGACGATGAAGTAACTGTTACGGTTCAAAAGGAAAGCTTGTCTTATCAAGACAAAAGGGAAACGATTAACGGTTATGTGCAATTTGACATCAGCGAATATCTACGTTTGTTCTTCTTGGTCAAAGAAACAGAACTGGTTCCAAGTTTGGACATTGAGGTACATGTCAGCCTCGGTTCAGGAGGTAATTTCAAATTCACCATGATATGTATTTGGGGAGTTATCAATATCGGCGATACGTTCAATTCCGGACGGAAAGTTATATGGTTCAAAAACTATCCTCAAACAGTCAGCTTTTATTCTTCCGATGACACTGTACAAGCCCAAAGCGACAATGAACCGCTTAAAGGGATTGATGTAACGCCCGGCATTGTGCATTTAGATTTAAATGGTACTTTTCCAAAAGCACAAAACCATGCTACGATATTGTTAATGGAAGAGTACAAAGCTATTTTTGACTACACCTTTGATTATACCTTCACTTCCATAACTGATGATCTGGTTTTGAACATTGAAATAAATAACGCGGATTGTGGGGTTTTTATCAGGTGGATAGACCGGCATGGTTTTTATCAATATTGGCTCTTTAAGCCAGGTGACATTTCATATAAGGTATCTGACATAGGGGAAGAATCGGAAGTAATTTCTACGGCCTTCCTGGATGTGTATGGAATAACCCGTGTCCAAGGTAAAGAAACCCACAAAACAATAAAGGCATGTGCTCCATTGGTAGACAAAGACACGTTTAAGATGTTACTCGGTCTACTTTCATCACCACTTCCTTCATTGTGGGATGGGGAGGAATGGATTCCAATCCATATATCAGAGGGTACTTCTACTCAGTCCACTTCTGATTTACAGGATTTCGAGATACAGATAGAAATGCCAGAACTTATAACACAAAAGCTATGAGAGATGAACTTTATATAAACAACCAACGTGTAGACATGTCGGAAAGTGGTATAAACCTTACTTTCCGAAGTAACTTGCTATCAGATATAAGCAAGATAGTCAGTAATTACAGTTATACCATCAAGTTACCAAAAACGGCCAATAATTTGAGAATTATCAGCGGAGCGGTATTTCCGAGTAGTGAAAGCAGCTTCCCTTATCTTGTACATGCCGGACGGGTTTTGCGTGACGGGATTGTGATAGTAGGGGATGCTGATGTTTTCCTGTTGGCCAACGATGAAGAACAGTTGGAAATATGCCTGAACTGGAATGGGCTATATGGATTTGAAAGCATCAAAGAAAAGAATTTGCGTGATTTGCCGTATTCAATAGACGTTGATTATCTCCCATGGGCTGCATTTAGCAGCAAGACGCAACCGGAGGTAGATTATGGAGACGCAACGGTATATCTGAACCCTGTAATTAATTTAGGGTGGATATTAAGACGAATAGAACAACAAAGCGGAATAAAATTTATTTATCCTGATGAAAAATATAGTTTAATAAATGATGAGCTTGTTATCCCTTTGATAACAAGAAATGGGTCTGAGGAATACACAAACCAATTTAAGGGGAAAATTGATTTTGCAAATTATAACGAAAAAGAAGAAACATCGGCCATCCTTCACATTGATAGTAATTATAATACAGATTACGGCTTCTTGTCCGGCCAATTAGAAGTATTGTTTACCACCTATGTTCCGAAAGTCAACGGTTCCGCACTTCGTTTAAGCGGTACATTGAAAATCGTACTAAATACTTCAACCCAGCCAAGCAATATCCGAAAAATGAATTTATCATTATGCCGGAAAGACGACCCGTCTTCCATAGCGTTGTCCGTTTATCCGGATTCGATAAGCCGATATGGTGCACTCTTTGCTATGGATTATGTACTACGGGATGTGGAAAGTGACATGTTAGGAAGAGATGTGCCATATCAATTCCGAATTATGAATCTTGGTGCCTATAACATAACAAGAGTGGATGGCTCTTTTGATATGACCCCGTTCGACAAGGAGGTACAACCCGGTAGCAAATTGTTTATAGTGCCCAATTTGCCGGACATGAAACAGGTTGATTTCCTAAAGGGGGTATTCCAGATGCTTGGCCTTTTTGTCATAGCGTCAGGCAAAGGACAAATTACAGTAGCATCTTTCAATGACTTGCACAGAAATAAAAAGAACGCCTATGACTGGAGCGAAAAGGTGTGTTCAAAGTTACCTGTTTTCGGACGTACAACGTACAAACTCGATGATGTGGCGAGAAACAACCTTTTCAAATACAAAGAAGATGATACCGTTTATGGGGATTATAGTGCAAACATACAAGTGGACAACAAAACGTTGGAATACGAACGTGAGGCCGTAACTTTACCTTTTGCAGCCAGTGACCAACGGGGCGGGCTTGCTTATATCCCGATAAACATATACAACAATGACGGTAGAGGTGAGTACCGAATCGTGGAACCAAGGATCATAAGGCGTATTTTGGACGGGGGTACATACAAAGGGACATTTACCGGGCTTGAATGGCCGTCTTTGATAGAAAAATATTATAACGGGTACGAAAAACTATTAGACAAGTCTAAAGTTCTCGAAATTGTTGTGAAGTTGTCTCCGGTAGATTTGAAGATATTGGATATGACGAAACCCGTGTATCTGAAACAATACGGTGCTTATTTCGCCATACTTGAAATCAAGACCGGAGATAATAACTTATGCGATGTGAAACTTCTAAAATTATAAAACTATGGCAAACAACAAAGTAGAAAAGGTTTTAGACATAAAAGTGAATTATGCCGATGCTATAAAGAAAATCGCCGAATATCGTGCAAAATTAGACAAGGTAAAGGAAGCTGAATCCGAACTGAAAAAGCAACTAAATGAAGGACGTATTTCACGAGAGGAATACAACAAGGCTATTTCGGCTACAAAAATAGCATCGGACGAATACAAGTCAACTATAAGGGACATTGAAAAAGTTGTAAAGAACCAAATTAAACTTGATCATGAACAAGAGGGGTCTTTACGTGGTATGCGTGCGGAATTGTCCAATTTAACACGCGAATATGATGCTCTATCAAGAGAAGAACGTGAAAACGAAAAAGTAGGGGGTGCGTTGGCAAAACAAATCAATGACCTTACGGATGAATTAAAAGAAGCAGAAGAGGAAACTGGACGTTATTATCGAAATGTCGGGAACTATAAAAACAGTATCCTTGAAGCCATCGGACTTAACAACCAATTCGGAGAATCACTGATGAATCTTGGAGAGGGTTCCAAGGGAATAAAGAAGATAAATACGGATATTAAGGCTTTATGGGCTACTATGAAAGGTTTGCTTACCAATCCCGTTTTTCTCGCTTTGGCAGGTATCGCCGGTGTCGGAATGGCATTCAAATGGTTCTATGATTATAACAAGGGGCTTGTCGAGGCAATAAAACTCACCAAACAGTTCACAGGATTGGGAGGAAATGAAATGAAAGAATACCGTAATGAAGTGCAGGCCGTGGCCGACATGTACGGTAAAGATTTTAAAGAAACCCTACAAGCTGCGAACTCGCTTTCAAAGCAATTTGGCATCACGTCGCAAGAGGCCATGAATATTATAAAGGATGGTTTTGTGGCCGGTGCGGATGCCAACGGTGAGTTTCTTGACACATTGAAAGAATACCCGGCATATTTCAAGGAGGCAGGAATCAGTGCAGAGGAATTTGTGGCCATTACGGCAAATGCGAGCAAACAAGGTATTTTCTCCGACAAGGGAGTGGATACCATAAAGGAAGCAAATACACGTTTACGCGAAATGACAACGTCCACTGCAGAAGCATTGGACGGTATCGGCATCTCATCAGAAGAAGTACAAAAGTCATTGCAAGACGGAAGTACAACCACGTTCGAGGTAATGAAGAAAGTGTCTGACCGATTGAATGAGCTTCCGGCTTCTTCTGACAAAGTCGGCAAGGCCATAGCGGATATTTTCGGTGGTCCCGGTGAGGATGCCGGACTGGAATATATCAAAACCTTGGGCAAGATAGAAACCAACCTTGATGAGGTCAAGAAACAGGCTGGAGAACTTGGTGAATTGGAAGAGAAACAATTAAATTCACAAATTGAATTGCAAAACGCACTATCTGGATTGTTCGACATGACAGGCGGAAAATTTGAACGTATGAATGCACAAGCAAAGATTTTCATAAATGAGAATCTAATATCCATTTTGAATTTCGCAACCAACATCAGAAATATTATTCTTGAAATTGTAGGATATGCACAATCATTAAATCAATGGCTTAATAAAATAAATGTAAGTTTTGACAATATCACCATTTCACTCAAAGATGCTTTTTCATTCACAGTTAAATGGATGTCAGAGTCAGCACCTATCCTTAATAATTTTTTCAAAGCAATTGGTCTATTGAAAAAACTGTCAGGGGATAATAGTAGTAATTTAGCCAAAGGGACGGATGCTTTCAACAAAAGTATATCGGAATCCAACAAAAAACTAATTGAAAACATAAAGTTGCAACAAGAAAAGAATGACACACCCACAAAGGACACAAATACGTTTACTGATGAAGAAATCAAGAAGCAACAGGAAGCCGCCAAAAAGCGTTTGGAACAGCTACGTGAACAGAAACGCGTGGAGATTGAAGAAACCCGAAAGGCTGAGGACGAATTACTGAAACTTGTCACGGACAACCAAGAAAAGTTAAGGGAACAAACCCGGTTGAACTATGCCCGTGAAATCGAAGAACTGGAAAAGAGATTGGATGAAGAAAAGAACCTCACACCGGCAGCGCGTGAAGCCATTAACAAACAAATAATGGCTAAACAAAAACAGTTTTCCAATGAAATGGCCGCTTTGGACAATGAGGCATTGCAAAAGCAAATCGAAGACCGTCAAAAACTTATCACTCTCCAATTACAGGCTGTCAAAAAAGGCAGTGAAAAAGAATATGCCCTGAAGCTTGAAGAGTTGGCCAAGGAAAGGGATTTGCAGCTTTCCAACATGCAGGCCACGCAAGAAGAAAAGGATGCCATTTGGGCGGCATGGGCGGCAAAGGACGAAGAATTGAGGATGCAGCATGAGAATGACATCACGAACAAGCAAATGGAAGCCATGCGCCTGCGGCATGAAACGGAACTGGCACAACTCGGAGAAAATGAAATGGCGATGTTGGAAGCCAAAGTTGCACATAAACAAGAAGAACTTGAAACCCTTCATCAGTTAGAAGGTGAAAGTATAGAAGAATTTAACCTTAGAAAAATCGAGCTTCAAAATGAATATGTGGACGCACAAAAGGAGTTGGCCGACAAGGAGGTGGAAATAAACCAAGCAAAAGCACAAGCCATTGCGGCCACCTATGGTTCAATCGGAGATGCCATTGCAAGCTTGGCCGGTGAAAACAAAAAGGCTGTGGCGGCTGCAAAGGTTCTCGCCCTTGCTGAGGTGGCCATCGAACAAGGTATCGCCATAGCAAAAGCCACGAGCCTTGCTTTTAAAAAAGGAAAATCCGTATGGGAATCCATAGCAGCGGTAGCGGCTGCGACTGCAACCATCATCAGCAGTATGGCATCTGCCATAAAGGCCATAAAGTCGGCCAAGGTTGGTGGAGATGGTGGAAGTAGCAATGAAAGCCGTCGTGGTTATGCAAAAGGCGGATTAGTCACTGGTACCGGAAGTGAAACAAGCGACAGCATATCGGCAAGGCTATCCAATGGTGAGAGTGTAATGACAGCCCGGTCTACACGCATGTTTGCTCCCATCCTTTCGGCTTTCAACACCATGGGTGGAGGCGTGCCTATTCAGGCAACCCAAAGCGCGGATCAAGCCATAGGAGAAGACATGTTAGCTCGTGCCGTGGCCAAAGGAGTACAATCAATGCCGAATCCGATTGTCAGCGTGGAAGAAATAAACTCCGTGGGAAACAGGGTACAAGTAATTGAGAATATAGGGACTATTTAAACTCAGTATATCATGACATCATACGAATTATTATCCGCTAACCGGAATTTGATTGAAATAATTGCCAAAAATAAAATCGACTTATCAAATATCCGATACCTTGAACTGTACCAGGAATACACTCGGCTTTCTAAAGAAGGGCACAAACAAGAGTATATCGCATCCTATTTATCAGAAGTGTACAGTATTTCATCACGTTCTGTTTTCAGAATAGTCAAGAGGATGAAAAAGCATGTTGAAATATGAAAATATTCTGTTTATTTTCATTTTTCTTCATAAATCCTTGCTCAATATACAAAAGTTTATTATCTTTGTATTGTCAAAATGATAAGCGATGGAAACAAGAAAATTAACTGATTTAGAAGCCGAGTTCATCGATGCGGTGAGAAATTACAAAAAGGCTTACCCAAATGGAAGCGATGAGCTGGAATGGTACATTGAAGGATTGTATGAGAAACTTCTCGAAAGAGACTAATTAAGTTCCCCTTCCTTCCCAAAGTGGGAAGGGGGATTTTGTAGAAAGAATAACCACTAAAACAAAAAGCAATGGAGACAGTAATTATTAAACGTGAAACAATGAAGCAAACGCTTTCAGACATCCTTCTGGATATTTCTTGGGCACGGCTGTCCGTGAGATATTTCGGTAAAAGCCGTTCGTGGTTGCACCAAAAATTAGATGGAATTAACAGCAATGGTGGTGAGGGCGGCTTCTCGGAATCTGAGAAAGCGGAGTTACGCCTTGCATTAAAGGACTTGTCAGCGCGAATAAATGCGGCGGCAGACCGTATAGAGTAATCCCTCGTTTATCGTTTTGACATACCTAAAGTTTGGGATTTACTTCACGTGAGCTTTGCTTGATTAATACAAAAATAAAGTTCACGGTTGGACGGATGGATATTTTTCCATCCGTTTTTTGTTTTAAACTTGGTATTACTGACAGTGCGGTGTCAGTAGAAACAGCCTTTTAAATAATTATATTATAATTGTTTTTATTAGATTTGCCATATAATCTAAATGATATGGCAAAGTTATTCATAAATAAAGATATTGCAGCAGACGCCGATAAAATAAAATATTGGCTTTCCGGTGATGATTGTGTTTCATTTAGCGATATTCAGGGATTCTTGTCTTGGATGGATCCGTCTGACAACAACATTGAAGTTGAACTTCATTCTTGCGGTGGTGATTGCATCGAGGGATATGCCATTTATGACGCGCTTCGCACAAGTGGAAAAGAAATCAGTTGTACCGTGGTAGGATTATGTGCCTCAATGGCTACCGTCATATTGTTAGCCGCTCCTATTGAAAGGAGAAAGATGTATCAGCATGCCCAATTATTGATACATGAACCATATTGTCCAAAGGGTGCATTCAATGAAGACCTTACTATTGGAAGTTTACAAGAAAAAATGAACTTTCTCAACCAAGAACGGAGTAAGATGCTTTCACTATATGTTGAACGGACGGGAAAGACACAAGAAGAAATAGAGGCTCAAATGGTTGCTGGTTCATGGTTCGGGAGTGACAAGGCAGTAGAATTGGGATTTATATCTTCCGTAATACCTGCAATGAGTGCAAAGGTTGAAAAGCCAGTTATAAATAATCAAACAATCAAAACAGAAATGAAAGAGAAGGAAGAAAGGAAGCCCACTGTGGCAGAAGCTTTCCGGATGCTTGGGGTGGCTTTGGGAATATCCAAGCCGGAAGCCTCCGGAATGGTAATTACAACGTCAACAGGTGAAGAGTTGACAGTAGAACGTGAAGAGGGTGAAATACAAGTAGGCGACACGGCATCCCCTGATGGTGAATTTGTCCTTGAGGACGGTCGTACAGTTGTCGTTACCGATGGGGTAATCACGGAAATCAAGGAACCGGGAAGCGGCGGTGAAGACGTTGAAGCCCTGCAAAGCCGGATTGACGAATTGGAACGTCAGGTAAGCGACTTGACCGCTAATGCAAAATCAGAAGATGAAATCCGTATTTTGTCTATGGTAGAAAAGGCCGGTGGAGAATCTTGGCTAAGAAAAGCGGCTGCAAGTCATTATACACCTCCCTTGCGCAGTACGCAAGTCGGAAGCAAGAAGCCTGATGATACAAAGACCACATCAAGTAGCAAAATTGACCGGATGCTTGCGGAAAAGAGAGAGAAATTCAAAAAAAAGTACAACAAATAAAAAACAAAGAGCATGGCAAAAGAGAGAATAGAATGGGGAACACTGGCTGGTTTAACCCCTGACAATGGAGCAATCAAGTCTTTAAAAGACCTGTTGGTCATGACAAATTTTGTCGATGAAGATTTGGAACGTTTCTATACCCTACGGCAAAATGTCCACAATGGAGACAATTTGGGGTGGGTCGGAACAATGGAAGATGTGGGTTGGAACGGTTCCGGTTGTAACCCAACGTATAAAAATGCAGCAAATGAATTTGCTGAAAAGGAATGGAGTATTGGAGATTGGCAGATTCCTCTCAAATGGTGCTACACAGACCTTATCAATACCATTGCTGAATATTGTCTAAAGACCGGTACGGAAATAGGTGATTTGACCTCTACCGAATACATGGATAACATTGTCTTTCCGGCGCTTGACTTGGCTATGAAACACATGATGTGGCGTTTTATTTGGTTTGGCGACAAGGATGCCAAAAATGTAACCAGCTCCGGGCAGATTACGGACGGGATAGATGTGGATTTGTTTAAAACAACAAATGGATTTTGGAAGCAGTTGTTTGCCATCGGTACTGCAAACGAGGCGCAAAAGACAACCATTGCGGCCAATTCAGAAACTACCATGTCCTTGCAATTGAGCAAGATAAAAGAAGCAGGGGTGGCAATCGGAATTTTCGATGAGTTACTTGAAAACGCCGATAGTAGAATTTCATTGTTGGACGATGCCGGTATCTTCTGTACAAAATCCCTCGGGGACGCACTGACACGGGATTTGAAACGTGAATATAAACTCATATTGGATTGGGAACAAGTCTTCAAAGGCTTGGATGTCGCCGAATACAATGGCGTACCCATTTACCGGGTATCCATTTGGGATAGATTCATTCGCACGTACCAGAATGACGGTACAAAATTGAACCTTCCCCATCGTGCGATGTACGGCTCACCCAAACAGCTTTTTGTCGGTACGCCTGCAAATGAGTTGATTTCCGACCTTGACATCTGGTTTGACCGGAAAGACCGTATGAATTACATCTATTCAACCGGAAAGTTGGGATGTTTAATCGGAGAAGACAACCTTTTCCAAATGGCATATTAAAAAGGAGGTGAATCATGGCTATTTGTGATATTCTTTTAAAGGGAGACATCTCGATTAATTGTGACGATCCGATTGTACCCGGTGTGGAGAGTGAAGGCATCATCATCAACCGTTCGGATATTGATTTTGCAGCCACCACGTTTAATGCCACCCGTAAGAATGTGATTGAAACCCTTGTTTTGAAGTCCAAGAAAAAGGCTTTCAAATGTGCACAATTAGGGAATACTCCATTTACGGGTACCAATGTGGCATTGGCCGTAGGCACTTACCGGAACACATTCACCAATACGGTGAACCTTGTGGTTTTCAACAACGACCCGGACACCTGTGAACAAATCATAAATGGTTTGGCCAATGGCTCTTTTGTGGTTATTCTGGAAAATAAGTATAAGGGTACAAGCAAGGAAACGAATCCGGGTGATGCAGCTTTTCAAGTTTTTGGCTGGTACCAAGGACTTCGGGCAAGCGAAATAACCAACGACAAGTATTCGGAGGATACTGATGGCGGATGGCTGGTTTCTCTCCAAGAAACAAAGGCACCTAAATCGGGATTGTTCCTATTCAAGACAAGTTATGAAGCTACCAAGACTGCAATTGACACATTAACCACGGAAGCCGAGTAATATGAATGCGACGGAAGCCCTAAACAGACTGAATGAGCTAAAGGACAAAAAACCTTTGGCTCATTCAGATAAAACTGAAATTGAAGAACTGTATTACGCCGTATATGGTAGAAATTTCGTGAGAAGCTCATGTAATGACTGTTATTACGATGCCGTGATACAAATGTATTTATATCTAAGAAGCAAAGGTAAGATGAAAGAAAAATGTTTGTATAGCCTAAAAAATGGGGCACTCATTCAAATGGAGTTTGGAAGCGGTGAAATGTACACCAATGCTAATTTGACCGACGAAATTGCGGAAAAATACTTAGCTACAAATCCAGAGGGTCGTGTGTTTTTTTCCGTATTACCTGACGATTGGATTGAACGTGTGGAAAACCGGAAAAACGGAAATGCAGAAAAAGTCATTGAAGAAATGACCCAGCTTTTGGAAAATGGGGAAACCATCGAAGAAGTGAAATCAAAGTACAAAGGTTACATGATTGATGGGAAAAGGATACGGGTAAAGATTTTGAATGCCTACATAAAGGAGGCACAAAACAGATTAGAGGAATAAAAACAAACGGGACATGAATGTAAAAGAACTTAGTAAGAAAAGTTCTCCAAGGATTGACAATAAGTTTATCCAGACGCTGAATATTCAAACATACGGGGAAGATAACTTGTATCCGCAGGTGTTCAGTGACATCGTGCGTGCAAGCCCTTCAGGAAATGAGTGTATCGACCGGCTCGCTGATTTCATTGAAGGGAATGGATTTAAGGATGAATTATTTTCCGAATATGTAACCAACAGGCGTGGTGACACGATGGATGAGGTGCATTGCAGGATGTGTCAGGATATGGCAATGTTCAACGGAATCTCTTTGCATGTAAATTACAACGTTTTTGGGGAAATTGTAGAGTTGAACCATGTCCCGTTTGAAAATTGCCGCTTGACGGAACCCGATGAAAACGGTGTCATATCAAAAATTGCCATACATCCTGATTGGACAGGGAAAAAAACAAGAAATGGCAAGGCTATCCAAGTGAAAAAAGAAAATATAGATTACATTGATGTATTCAATCCTATCAAAGAAGTTGTTTTGGCACAAATTGAACATTCCGGAGGTATTGAAAACTATAAAGGTCAAATACTTTGGATGACTTTGTTCGGAAACTATGAATATCCGGTAGGAAAGGGAGACAAGGTGTCCACGGAAATGAGTACGGATGAGGGACTTTCCAATGTAAAATACAGAAATGTCCGCTGCAATTTCATGCCTTCTACAATCATGTTGTCAAAAAAGGCCAATTCTGTAACTCAAACAGGGTTTGATGGCAGTGAATCCATAGATTACGATAATGACGAAGTGATGAACTCACTTACTAAAATCCAAGGTGACAAGAATTTGGGCAAAATAGTCGAAATAACAGTGGAGGCAGACGAAGAAAAGCCCGAATTTGTCAACATGGATTCCAAGAATTATGACAAGGAGTTTGAAGTCACAGATTCAAGCGTGACCGAACGTATATATTCCGCTTTTGGACAGGAGCCATGGTATTGCATCAGGAAAGGGAAAATCGGGTTTAGCGGAGATATTTTGTCGGACGCTTTCGAGTATTACAATTCAATTGTATCACGTCAGCAACGTTTTATTGAAAGGGCAATTACACGTATTTTCAAATATTGGTTTGAGACAGCAAACCCTTCAAACGATTATAGTATAAATCCATTAAGATATGTGCAAAATGATTCATCTGATAAAAACTAATGAAGTCGCTGATTTGTCCCGACCTATATCTGGGCATATAGACGACAAAAAGATTAATACCTATATCCGTGAAAGTGAGGATATAGACTTAAAGTCAAGTCTTGGTGATGAACTATTGATGGATATAAGGTTGAATCCTGAAAAATATAATGATTTATTAAATGGAGGGGAATACAAAGACAAATGCGGATATAAACATACATTTTCCGGACTTAAAACGGCACTTGCTTATTATACTTATGCCAGAATCGTAAAAAACAATGATATAAATGTAACCCGTTTTGGAGTTACATTTAAAGAAGATGATTACAGTAACAAAGTAAGTGTAAAAGAGCGTGTCTTGGCTTATAATGACGCATTCTCCATTGCTGATAAGTACCTTCATGAATGTGTACTATTTCTTTCTGCAAATAAAGAAAAATATCCATTGTATCGTGGCATCGGTAAAGTTAAATCAAACCGAATTAAATATCGAACCATAGGAGAATAAGTTATGAATTTGTTAGAACTCAAAGAAAACATAATTTTAATACGGGATGCTACTAAAAGTGGAGAAAATACAGCCTCACGAGTAGGCGGTACGCTTCTTGATATTCTCAATTATAGTATATCAAGAGGTCAGGGAACATCTGAAGATTCCGACCCTTTCAAAGATTCTCACAAATGGTTGGGCAGCGTGGGCGATGACGACGGGCTGAACACGTTGCTGGACGGGCTTCATGGGAAAGTGGAGGACGGTAAGGCAAAGGCGGGTTATTTCCGTGGGGACTACGAGGGTAGCCCTTTCATGGTAGAGAGTATTCCGATAAATTATACAGAAGATACGTGGGTTCAGTCGGTGCGCGGCCGTTTCGTTCCGGTATACCAAGGCACGGTGGACAAAATCAAAACCCTGACGCGTAGTAACACAGAATACAACATATTATGGCGTATATGTGAAAAGGGCACGTGGGGCACATGGAACTCCATGACAGACGCTCCTACCATTCCGGACACAGACCTGTCGATGGGTTTGAAGGACGGAGATGAGACGTCTGGTTATATGCAAATGTTCACGCGCAAGGGTGGCTGTTATTCGGTGACGGGTTCAAGGACAGGCGTGGTGACAGGCACAATGATGGTGTTCTGTGACAGTTGGGGTGAACATGGTATCGAACAGGTTCTCTTTACGGATGCTTCGGACATTGAGGGCAAAATTGTACATGACATCAGCAGTAGTGGGCATGTGGACGGTGAGCCGCGTATTTACCACCGATATTACGATATACGCCAATCAGGCGGGAAATGGGGTGTGTGGAAGTCGTTCACTACGGGTGGCGGTACGACAGCGCCTCCCTATGTGGCCTTCGACTTCGGTGTCCTTCAGGAGAAAATCGGCAGCGGGCGCACGCAGTCGGATTTGGATGCTTTCGGGCTGACTGAGGACGTGTGGGCGAAGATAAGGGGAGCGGAAATCATGGTCGTACGCGATGATGCCCATGAAAGGACGTATATCGTGTCGGGTAGCTCGGATGATTACATTTCATTCTCTTTCGGCCTATATGCCAGTGACGACTATGAAGGCTACACGATTCGTAATGAGGGGGATACTTACACAATCATCCGGTACAGGTACCAATCCGGTGAGGGTGGACAAATAATCATTCAATAAATATTTATTCAATCTTAAAAAAATATTATTATGGCAGAATCAGTAGGACAACTTTTTGAGGTATATGCTTCTAAGACGGAGGCGGAGGCAAAGGCTTTGGCGTCGAGCAAGCCGGGTGCGATGTGTTTCACCACGGACACGCACCGTATTGTGTTTAATGGTGTGGTTTATAATTTCATCGAGATAATCAACAACCTGACGGACGGGAGCACGAACAAGGCTTTGAGCGCGGCGCAGGGCAAGGCGTTGAAGGCTTTGGTGGACGCGCTTCCGACCATGGACGAGATGAACGCGGCCATCAACTCGAAACTGGGTAGTGTGTACCGGGTGATGGGAACGAAAGCGAACATTAGTGAGGTTCTCGCGCTGACGAATGCGGTGAAGGGTGATACTTGGAACGTGACGGCTGAGTTCACGTTGGGGGGAAAGAAGTATCCGGCTGGGACGAACGTGGTTTGCGTGACGAACACTTCTTCGAGTGACCACAATGACGACAACTGGGACGCGCTGGGTGGTACGGTAGACCTTTCGGTGTTCCTCAAGGCGGCAGATGCGGCCAGTACGTATGCCACTAAGACCGAACTGAACAATCATACCGGAAACAAGAGCAATCCGCATGGAGTGACGAAGTCGCAGGTCGGCCTGGGGAACGTGACCAATGACCCACAGGTGAAAAAGACGGATGTAGTGGATTACAACCTGGCAGTAAAAGTACCAAGCACCAGCCAGGTACCTTCCACGGAGGCATTTGCGAAAGCGGTCGGTTATGCGGAGATGTTTCCCGTGTCGTTCGATGCGATTGAAACGGGAGAGAAGACTATCACATCGGCCAGTACTTCTACGGCCGGAGGTACTATAGTATGGTTGAGCGACATGAAGAAGTTCGCCTACAAGGGGACTGACGGCAAGTACTATAACAACTGGGCTATTTCGGGCAGTCCCAATCTGGCTTTGGTCAACGCGGGTTTGGTGAAGCAGGAAGACAATTCGCCTATTCCGGGCAAAGTGTATATCCATGACAGCGGAGTGTATTTCTCGACGGGTACGGATTTGGTGCTTGCGGCTTCTGTGACGAAAGTGGAAAACAGCCTGTCCAGTACGTCCACAGCAAACGCTTTGTCTGCAGCCCAAGGGAAAGCGTTGAATGAGAAATACAATACTCTGAACACCTTGGCAAACACTTTGAAGTCTGCGCTTACCATAAAATAGGATTCAGCTTATGGAAGAGGAAATGATTGATGCGGGCTTTCAGGTACAGGGGGATGCTGTCCCCCTGGCCTCTCCTACGGGGAAGCTGATTGAGGTGTATGCGAGCAAGACGCGGGCGCAGGCTTTGTCGCTGACGGGTGCGAACCCGCAGGCGTTGTTCTTCCCCACGGACGCGGACAGCATCATATTTAATGGGAAAGAGTACGGGGTATCTGGAACTTCGGACTTGAAAAGTATCAATGGTGTGGATACTAATTATATGCCTGCAAGAATTGATTTCTGTGCCATCTGTACCAGTGCCGCTGATTCCAGCACTAAGGAAATCGACCTTCTGTCCAAAGATGGCAAGTCATGGGCTAATACGAACTATCCCAGGATCCTTATTGTAAAATTCACAGAAGGGAACACTTATCAGGGACGTACCGTGTACCTGAGCATAAACGGGGGCGAACAGAAAGTCAGGATGGGGGATGCCAGGGGATTTCCTTATCTACCTCCCGGTGCCTCCCTGATATTGTCGTGTAATGGCGGCATTCAGTGGGACATCGTGGGTAGTTCTGTGACCCATTATGAGATAGGGGACGTTACTGCCATCACGTCCACCCCTACTTCCGCGCAATTGGATACCTTGTTCGGCACGCATGACGGGACGCTCAACCATCCTCTGATGCTGGCTATCAAAGGAGGATGTACCATAGTGAGTGATTCGACATTCGGCAAAATAGTGGTTACGGGGTGGACGAACAGTTACACGGTAGGCATTAATTATAACATAGCGGGTATGATAGTAAGTATTTCGGCTACCAATACGGTCAGCGGATGGGGGTCTGCTTCTTATGCAAAGTATGACTTGTCGAAAATACCGAAGTGATGTATGAAAATGAAATACCTGTGGATGCTTGTAAGGATAAAAAAAGGAATAGTATATGAGAACAGATTGGGAACATTTGCGCATGGTGTCGGCATCGGCCATCAGTCCGGTACTGGCATATTATACTCCGACAAAAGGATTTTTGTTGGCTTTGGTGCTGGCTTTTGCCTTCAATATCTATGCCGGCATGAAGGCGGACGGGGTCAGCTTTACTTGTTGCGAGAACTTTTCTTTCGGAAAGTTCAAGAACGCCCTGGCCGAACTGGTTCTTTACGTGGTGATAATCTGCTTCCTCTTCACGGTGATGTCACAGTGCGGTGACGGTGAGGCTGCCATTATCGTCATCAAATCGCTGACGTATGTGTTCATGTACGTTTACGTCCAGAATGCGGTGAAGAATCTGATAAAGGTTCATCCGACGAATATCGCCCTACGTATCGTTTATCATGCGGTAAGGTTGGAATTTACCCGTATGCTTCCATCTTATTGGAAACCCATCGTGGAACGTGTGGAACAGGAGAGGCAGGAGGCGAAGGAAAAGGAAAAGAAATAAAAAGGGGAGGCACGCCGCCTCCCGCAATCTAAACTTAAAATTAAAAACCATGAAAAACATATCAGTTTTTCGGGCGTCCCTCACGGGAGGCGGAAACAAAGTTAAATAAAAAAGTGGAGATATGAAAGCAAGTAATTCATTGATTGAGGCGATAAAGAGGTTCGAGGGATTCCGGGGCACGGCTTACCGTTGCCCGGCGGGCGTGTGGACGATAGGCTACGGACATACGGCGGGCGTGAAGCGTGGCGACAAGATGACGGAGGGCGAGGCAGAACGGCAGCTCAGGCGTGACTTGGCGGAATACGAAGCGTTCGTGGACAAACTGGGCGTGACTGAGAGGCAGAACAAGTTTGACGCGTTGGTGGATTTCGCGTACAACGTGGGGTGCGATGCGTTGGCCGGTTCCACACTTTTGAAGAAAATACGGGCTTGCGCGCCTGATACGGAGGTGCGTGGGGAGTTCATGAAGTGGGTGTATGCGATGGTAGCCGGGAAGAAGCGGAAGCTGGAGGGACTGGTGAAGCGTAGGAAATGGGAGGCTGACAGGTTCTTTAATATCGCATAGCAATGGGAACGAGTGATGAATACTGGCCGATGCTTGACGACGGTGGGGGAGACGACGGGAAGGGTTTGCCGCCTTGGTTGGTTTTCCTCATGTTGGCCGTGGGTGTCTGGATGCTGGCGCGGGCATTGGTTTTATAATTAACAACGTAATGGATATGAAGAGTTTTTTTAAAGTGTTCTGGCCTTGGCTGATGGTGCCGGTGTTCTGGCTCGTGGTCGGCCTGTTATTGTTTGCCATGTGTGGATGTGCACGGGTACAATATGTTCCGGTGGAAACGGTCAGGGTGGACAGCGTGTATGGTGTACGTTGGTTTTCGGATAGTACTTTCCTCAAAGATTCTATTTACATAGAGTTGAGGGCAGAACGGGACACAGTGTATAGGACGGAATATAGGTATCGGACACATTGGAGAGACCGCGTGGTGCATGACACATTGGAGACGGTCAGGGTGGACAGTGTATCAGTACCGGTTCCGGTGGAACGTAAGCTTTCGCGGTGGGAGGAAACCAAGCTGCATTACGGAGGATTTGCGCTTCTGGCTGTGGTTGTTTGTATCCTTATCGGATTCGGAAGGTTTGTGTACAGGCTGAAAAAGTAACCTTTACTCCTTCGGGGACGGGAGTATAAAAAGTCCCCGGCACTCTCTTGTTTACGCCAATAAACAATTAGACAAGCAAAAAAGACACTTATCACCCAGTGCCGGGGAAAGATCCTCGGTAGGTGATAAGTGTCTTTTTATTGTTTATTGGCAATACAAAGTTATAAATAAAATCTGTTATGACAAGATTTTCCGGAAAAAACAGGAGGGAAAGTACCATACTTAGGGATAATAAGGTGCATGAGATTCATGCAGAGCTACGTGCGGAACTTGGAGTGCTGGCCGATGTTGTTTCAAGGCAATATATCTATGAACGTATCAAGATGAGGACAGGACTTTGTACGAAAACCATAGCATTTATTTTAAACCACACCATTAAATATAATTCAACAAATGGGTAAGGGTAAAAATTAACTTCCACTTTTCAGGTAATTGTTTCTTTTTTACCGGAATTTTAAAATTCCACAGTTTTTTATCCTCATGTATTTTTGTGATACGGTTGACATTGACCGGATTAAATGAGTTAATTATGGATACAGAGAAGAAAGAAATCGTAGAGAAGAAAGTTTACGAGGACGGTAAGAAGGAGTATGCTTCTAAGAGTATGGCTGGAACAGCGTTGGGGTTCGGTATTGCCGGAACGGCGTTGGGATTGTGGGGTGCATCCCGTAGAAGCGGATTGGGAATCGGTGGCGGCATGCCTGAAAACGTGAATATTAACACCGTCAGTGATGCCATTGCAGGACGATCCGGTGCGGCTCCTACAGCCTTTCAGGCATGGGAAAAGGAGTGTGAGGATGCCATCGCATTTAGACTGGACCAAATAGGCTATGAATGACATCAAAATTACTTGTTAACATATTCATTTTCAACAAGTATAATATCGAACCACATTTTCTATTTATCATATAATACATAATCAATGAGTTTCCGGTTGGCTTCATCAACCTTCCTTTGGTCAAAGTTGATATAAATAGACGTTATACGGTTTCCAATCTCATGACCGAGGGCTGATGAAATGGTTTCCTTTGGTATATCTAAAGAATATGCTAATGTAGCCCAAGTATGCCGGGCGTAGTATGTTGTCAGGCTGGGGAATATGGGGGTTATTACTTTTTTTCCACCAAGCCCGACACGTTTTACTTCCCCTATATGCTTTAAATTATCATTGAGCCTTTTTGCATAGTCCTTGTAGTTGTCGTATCTGTCAAGCACATTTATAAGGTAATTTTTGCCACGGTATTTATTTATAATTTCCATTGCTTCGGGTTCCACCTTTATATCATACATCCGGCCTGTTTTTGCACGTATGTATGTCAAACGGCCATTTTGAAGATTGTCAGGCTTTAACCTGAACAAGTCTACGGTATTGATTCCTATCAGGAAAAATATCAGTTTGAACATATCCAAATATTGCTCCTGGAAAGGTTCTACCGGAAAATTAAAAAGAGTTCTGAGTTGTTCAACGGTCAATGAGCGTTTGGCCGTTGGGACGCTCCTGATTTTGAATTTACGGAAAGGATACGCGGTTGTCAGTTCATTGTCTATTCCATAGTTAAAAACCGCCCTTATGTTGCGCAAATGAATATTACGGGCATTTTTTGAGGGTGAAGTCTGTGCAAGGAAGTTTTCAAACGAAGTAAGCCATTCTTTTGTGACATCCTCAAAATTCAGCAAATCAGCATCCGGACAGAACTTATGAATACGTGAAAGTGTATATTCATATACCTCTTTTGTACGCGGATTTCCTTTTTCGGATATGAATTTAAGGAAGCTATCAACCAATGTCCCTTTCTGTTCCTCTTCCTCATTAGGTGAAAGTGTCTTTTCGATATGCTTCTTTATGTCTGATGCGGACATTGAATCTATTTTCCCGTTCCTCATGAGTTCAAGAATGATTTCTTGCGCGTCAAGTCTTCTTTGCGATATATATGCGTTGTATGATGCCCTTCTTGGGTGGGAAATCACCTTTTCCGTACGTGCATCCCATTGTGACGGAAGTAGGGAAATGCCCAACCCAATAAAAGAAGATGTATTTTTGTTCCTTATTGCCAGTTTCAAAGGGGATTCCTCACCTCTTTTGGAGTTTCTTGTATCCAAGTATAATTTTATCTTTGCCATAAGCACGGTTTTTGCACGGTTTTTACTCTGATATGGTTTATATTGACCTATATTGTACTAATATTCATTAAAACTATAATGTATAAACGAATAAAATAAGGCACTGCAAACTTGCTAATTGCTTGTTTTACAGTGCCTTTTCTGATGGTCGGGGTAGCGGGATTCGAACCCACGA